GCATGCCACTGTGCTAGATTGTCATGATAGTCAGCCATGTGTAGATGATGAGCAAACATATCGCCCTGCTTCTTGGCAGCATCTGCACTACGTTTGTTCTCTTCGGACTTTTCGTAGGCGCTGGTTTCTTCTTTCAATCTCGCATCAGCGGCCAAGTGAGTTTGTTGTGCTTTCTTGGCGTATGCTGGATCGGTGTCTGCTCGCTTAGATACTACTCTGCTGACTGCTCTTTTGTTTACCATCTGCAGAAGTTTTTGTCCTTTACTTGTATCCCCAATTTCATCGATCTGTTCAACTTCTTCGTTCACAGTACCGATGTAATGATGATCGTGCACCTTGTAACCCTTGCGACGATAATGGGCAATGGCAGTGTTGATGGCCTTTTCGCGATCTTCACCTGGCACACGTATAGTCTTCTGTATGGTTTCTTTGCGTTTGCTGACCATGGGATGGTTAGGGTCAGTAACTGTTAATCCGATTCTGTGTTTCATATCAGCCCCAGTGCTATTTTTCCTGCGCTGGCTACCCAGCGTACTGTTACTTCGTTGTCGGCATGACCAGCTTCTTCGTAGATCTTAACTACATCGGCCACGAGTTCATTTTTCTCTTCCAGACTTAACTGTCCTGCACGATAATCGTTGATGATGCTGATCAGCTCACGAGCCAGATCACCCTGTACACCAACATCATTTTTATGTTTTACTATTTCTTCCATCAGCGTCCACTCCAGGCAGTTTTCAGCACGTCTAGACGATTACGTGCCAATTTTAAATTAATTTCACATACACGTTCATTGCCAGCTGTTGCTGCCTTGGCTATGTTTTCCTGTATACCTACAGCTGACTTGACCTGATTGTCTGCACGAAACTCTGCATAGTCTCGCAGAAATTCTGCGCTGCGTTGTAGTGCAGTCCAGTTGCTGCGGTCTGCACAGTTTACACGACTCAGTTCCTGGCTGGTGTTGACCCAGGCAGTGACCAAGGCAGGGTCATGTGGCGTGGGCAAGAGGCTGCAACCAGCTAATAGCAATATGGGCAGTAGTTTGATCATGATATTATTTATCGTTTTCTTTATTTGGTCAGACTGCGCAGCATCCAGCCGTGTTTCTTATGAACATCGAACCGGTCCTGCAGCAGATTGCTTAATCCGATTTCGCCGGCAGCGTCTGCGCTCATGTAGGCTGTGACCAGTCCTTCCATGACGGTTTCATTGTCGGCCAACAGACGACGGAACATTTCTACTCCGTCAGGTATGGTGTTGTCGTCCTGAATCTTGGTCAGCTCCATGAGCATGCGATGTGCGCCCGGAGCATACTGATTCAGGGCTCGAACTTCTTCGGCCAAGACATCCACGGCAGCGAACAATTCGTCATAGAGCTTGTTAAGGAATTCGTGATACTGTGCAAAGTCAGGACCTTCGACATTCCAGTGATAATAATGGGCTTTGGCGTATAGAGCAAATGTATCGGCCTGCACACGTTTTAGATCGTCAACTAACATTTTAAACCTCCGCCTTTCTGAATTGCTTTAATCGTTTTATGGTCTCGTGTGGTTTGACTCCTTCGCCAGGTCTGGGCACTGCAGTATCGCCGCTGAGATGAGCCTTGACATAGCTCAGTGTCTCGTTGCCTGTGGTGTCGGTGTCATGCTTCATGGTGGTTACATAACCATGTTCCTCACCGTCGTAGACCAGGTCCGTGGCCTGATTGGGCTCGCGATGTTCTTCGCGTACATGTCGCAGGCGCTGTATTTCCAGCTGACGCAGTTTAGGCATCAGGCGATTGCTGATGCGCACCACTGCAGCCTTGGCATTCTTCACAATTTTTTCTACTCGATCTTTTTCTGCTGCACTGAGCTGACTCTTTTTACGTCCCTGCAGCAGACGACTCATGATCAGATTGCGAGCATGAGTGATGCTGCGCTTCTTAAGCTTGCCCGATGTGCTGATGCGATGGCGAGCCACCTGAGCAGCAATTTCGCGTTTGCTCTTGCTCTTCAGGAAGTTAAACTTCTTCTTGATGCGCTGTGCTGCACTGAAATCTTCATCCACAGGATCCATTTCTTTGTCAGCTGAATCTGTCTGAGTTTCATGATACAGATATTCAATGTCTTTCCATTCCAGCTGATCTATGTGTCGTTCTATGCTCTTCAGATCGTCGTCGCTGAGATCCTGATGATCCTGCATGTCCAGGTCTCGTGCTTCGGCAACGCCGGTCTGCTTGGTTAATTTCATCATGGTGTGTGCATGGTCTTCCATGTAGCCACGGTGCTGATCCAGCACACCCAGACTGCTAAGCAACTGTCCTGCATGACGCAGATGTTCGTTGAACTGTGACACGCCATGATCGTCCACACTGCCAGGAATTTCTGCAGCACGACGCTCTATGGCCAGATAGTGTGCTGTGGCATCTATGGCCTCCAGCACCAGACTCTGATCATAGGCGCTGTTGCCCAGCATGGGACGAAATGCCTCTACAGCCTTGGGACAATAGTTTACACTGCCCAGCAGATTGCTGGCAATATCGTCGGGTATCTTGTAGTCTTTGAAACTGGTGATGTCAGGTAAATCATCGGCCTCGGTCAGGCTATCAACATCGTCGATCCAGCGTTTAAAACTTAGCTCTTCACTGACCTGTACTGTGACATAGGTTGGTCCACGATACACTACACGTCCTTCCAGCCCAGTAAAACTGTCCACCACAGTTTCGCCCAGACGCAGACGTTGTCCTGTGATGTAACTTTCACGATCTTCTTCGTGCACACCCATGCCTGAGCGTACATCATGATACATTTCCTGACTATGCTTTTCGTTCTTGGCTATCTTAGATGGCAGGCCTGCGCGGAATTTATCAAAGTGACCAGCGGCAGCATGTTTCCGCATATCAGTACCACTCACACCTTCTTTGCGCTCGCCTGTGTTCTCGATGCTGATTTTGTGAAACTTGTAGTAGCCATGACCCTTGCCTTCTACACCGTTGTAGTCGTGCAGCAGTTTATGATAGCCAGCTGCACGATCTCCTCCACCAGCTATGACCAGATGTTTCACACCCGCGGCATGCGCTTTGGCAGCGTGATGCAGTATGGTGGGAGCTTCTTTGCTGCTGGTCTCCAGCGTGGTGTTGCTCAGATGACCAAAGGCACGCTTCATGTGCTTGACCTTTTGTTCAGCACTCAGAGGATTTTTCTTGGCATCATGACTATGGCTGGCAATGACGTGCAGATCTGCACCGTGCTTTTCAGCAATCTTATGCGCTGCCTGTACGTTTTCTTCATGACCCTTGGTTATGGGATTCATGCGTCCGAACAGTATGACACGAGTCTTGGGTTTAGCTGCTTCCAGGACTACACTGCGAAATGTCTTCATTGTTTGTCTCCGTGGTATTTCTTCAGCGAGCCATTGGGCTGCGCATGCCAGGCATGAAAGTTAGTGTTGGGATATTCTTTCTTCAGGCTCAGAAAGTGATGCAAATTCGTTTTACTGTCGTCATACATGTGTACACTGCCATAAGGGTGCTTGTCCAAGTATCGACGCAGCACGGCATTCTTTTTTACTGCTGGCAGATCATTGCCTGGCTCATTGCCAGCACGATGTGCGTGTATGGGTTTGTGCTGATGATCCACAGGCACACCATGCTGACGGAAGGTGTCTAAAAACTTTTCCTTGTCGTCAAAGTCTGCTCTGGCAGTATTCATAATCACACGACTGTGCGGCACTGACACAACATGATTGTGTATGGCCTTCATCTTGTTCAGCATGGGATGTATGGGTTTACTGGTCTGCTGAAATTTCTTGGCATCTCTGAACTCGCTGAAGTCGTAGCTATGACCACGAGGCAGCTGATGATCATTGAACTCTGAGTTACTTAGCTTCTGCACTACCTTGCCAGTGGGGTCCTTGACATGAATCTTGGCATGAGTATGGAATAAAGTATCGTCGATGTCAAAGACGTGCAGACTGCTTTTCTTAGCAGCCTCGTCCAGTGTCTCAATATGTTCTACTAAAGTCTTCATTTCTTATAATGTGCGTGTACTTCACGCCCTTTGAATTCTACATAGTGTGCATGTTTCACTGGAGTACCATCATCTTTATGCACAAACGGATGTTCGGTGTTGCCTGGGTTGAATTTAATTTCACGTCGAACATGACCAGCTGGTACAGACTTGGTGGGTGTGCCGTGCATGTAGGCATAGACCTTTTTACCAGCTTCATGCGCATCATGATCTACGTGCGGTTTGGCATCTTTTAGAATGACATGCGGATGTTCAGCTTTGAAGCCATGGCCAGCAGCATCGTGGCGCAGTTGCCAGTGCTGATTGGTATGGTTATAGTTAACCATGTCTTCGCGAATCTGTCGCAGAGTTTTCATCGTTTGCAGACTGCCTTTTTGTCGGCTGCTACGTCTTTGTAGTTGATGTCCCAGAGCTTGGCCTTGACCTGTTTATCACCTGGCACATTGAATACTATACCAGTGGCTCGTTCTACTTCGGCCACGGTAACCTGTACTGTGCTTAAATCACTGCCCAGATCTTCTCGGTGTGGAAAATAAAATGCCAGTGTCTGACGGCTTTCGGCATCTACAACGATCTTCCAGAAGGCTGTGGGCACTACTACCTTGCCTGCGCCAATCTTTTTATCTTTGTTGACATCATAGATCGAACCAGCGTACACCAGCATGGTATGACCACGGCTGAACACCCAGGCGCCTGTGGCACTTTCCAGCAGCTTCCAGATACCGCGATTTAAACCTGGCTTCTGTGGAGCCATGTTGCTCATCAGAAAAGATTCATATTCAACCTGCTGGTCCCAGCTCTGATGAGCATCGTTGGCCAGGTGTCCCTGATCATAACCTGTGCCAGCATAGTCTTTTGGATCAGCTCTTTTATCTGCTGGCAGACTCTTGTCGGCAACAAAGGCATTGCTGCGAGCTATGCAGCCGTTGACTGTCTTGGGTGTTACTGCCCAGGCTGTCCAGACTGGAATTTTGGCCTGATTGTCATGCAGAGTAAAATAACCACGACGGCAAATCAGTGTGGTGTCAGACTTTTTAATCGCAGGCTCGCCCATGGTGACACGACAGGTCTGCGGGTCCAGTGGATCGGTCTGAGTCCAGGCCCAGCTGTTGACTGCAAATAACATGGCAGCGATGCTTAGAATTTTTTTCATTTTCCAAATCCACCCTTGGTTAAATTAGCCTGACTAAAACCACCAGCTCCGCGATTTACCAGCTTAGTGGGTCGGTTTTCCTTGGTTACCGCTACTGTGCCTTCGGCAGTGCTGGGCTGACCATTGATTGAGTACTTGTAGCCAGTGGTATCGCCACGCGCCAGAGCCGGCAGCAGAGCGTTCTTGGCATTCTGAATATGCTGATGCATCTGCAGCAGAGTCTGCAGAGACTTTTTATTCTTCTTGATGTGTGCCAGATCAGTCTGCATGGCTGTAGTCTTCTGAGCCTTGGCTTTGTCAGTCTTTACACCCTCTATGGCTTTCTGATGTTTGGCCACAACATGTTGGTGTAGGCCTTCTACACTAGGAGCTTCGCCATGCACCACGCTCTTTTTGATGTAGGTGCTGACATGACCTGGATCTAAACCATGCAAGGCACCAAAGGTATTATGCTTGTCTGATGAAGTTAGTAACTTGCCCGCAGCATTCATTTCTTTCTTGAACTTTTCGTGATCCTGTTCAGTATACTTGGCTTTCTTGGGATCAAATCCTTCGTGCCAGTGATGTAGATGCACGTCAGGATGTTGCTTGAAACCTGTGGTGTCGGGCGTGTAGTCAGCCTTCATGTTTTCCAGGTTAGTACCACGGTAGCCAGTGTGCACATAGAAGCCCATCTTGGCGCGAGCTATCTTGGCGGCCTGTGGCGATTTTTTGTCGGCTGTGTACTGAATTAACTGCGGCTTAAAATGATAGTTGCCTTTCTCATCCTGGGTGACGTCATTGTCGGCTTTGTTGTAGAGAAAGTCTCCCTGATAGACTCCGGTTTTAGGAGCCACCTTGGGTAGATGTTTAAGTGCAGCCTTAAGTTTACTGACCAGACCCGGAGCGTGACCGTGATTGCGAACAATATCAGCTTCGGTGTAGTTGAGCTTGGGGTCTTTGTTGAAGGCTGATTTGCTGGCCACGAAAAACTTGCCAGTTTCAGGATGATGTCCAAACACCACACTGGGAGCGCCATCATACTTGGTCATGACGCGTGTGCCTGAGTCATGCCCCTGTAGATGCTCGGCTGTGGTTTTCAGAGTATTAAAGGCATGATGGAAGCCAGATTCCCCGCTTTTGATCAGATGATCTTCGGGGTGTTCCAGATGCTTGAGCTTGTCTTCAGTGGATTCTTCCACCAGATAACTGAGGAATGTTCTCATGTGTCCCATTGAAATATGACTACGACCGTATATTTATATCGATCTAGATTTGTATGCCCATCTTGTCGGCGGCTCGGGTATAACCGTTTTTACTGCGCAGATAGGGTCGATTGCCCTGGGCGGCTTTTAATACGTCCTGGGCTACTATGGTTTCAAACTTACCCACACCCGACTCGTCCAGCTGATATTTCACATACACCACGCTGCCCTTGATGGCATCAGCAAACATCTTAGTGAAATTCAGCTGCCCAGATTTACTTTCGGTCTGCAGGTATTTTTCACACTCATACATGAGCTCATTGTCTGTATACTTGCCTTTTTTATTCTTCAAATAGGTGTTATTTCTAACCCAGGCATCAAATTTATTCTCCAATAAAAACCTGGCTGCAGCCACTGGTCCCTGCAGAGCTGAATTGGCTGAAAGAATATTCAAAACCTGCCACTCGTTGGTTCGCTGATATTTACGATGCAGTGCAGGATTCTTGGCCAAGAGGCCCAGAATATCGTTGGGCTTCACGGTATTGGTGGTGGTGCCGCTCTTGGCACTGATCACTACAGTACCAACCTTGTAGTCCATCAAAGGCTCGTTGGGCCGTGCTGGAATATAGATGCCGCTGGTGGCATTGACATCGCGCTCATGTCCTGTACCAGCCAGAATATTGTGCTTCATCACAGCCAAAGGACCCAGCACCTCTCCGAAGTCTTTGTTGATGTCGTTGACGGGAATGTCAGCACTGATGCGTGCATAGAGTTTGCTGGCACGGGTCTTGGCGGCATAGTCGCCGCTCCAGTAGTGTACTAGCTCAGCCAGATATCCCTTGATGGGCCCAGCCAGATCAGTACGCTCCTGCAGAGCATCCAGCAGACGCTTCTTGTATTCAGTAAGCTGTATGGGGGTTGTGGTAATGACGTTGAAGGCCTGAGGCTTCAGACTCACGGCTGCGCTGGCCTTGTTGCCAGGCTTGGTCAGACCATCGAATTTAAACCGTACGGTCTGTACCTTACCGCCGATGCTGACTCGTATCTGTGGCTTGCTGTCGTACTCTTTGCTGGCCAGCACCAGCACTGGTGTGCCCTGAGCCAGCTGTGTGCTTAGAGCTTTACCGTCGGCATCGAAGATGTTGCCTGCGGTTTTGACTGTGGTGGCCAGATCGCCCTTGCCCTGATAGTATTTGGCCCAGGCTGCGGCGCCAGAACTTGCCATGTTACCTCCTGTGGTGTACAGGAGTATTTATGGTTAATCGGTCCAGGGATCTAGCTGATATCCGTCTAGGTAGACATTGTCCCAGAAGCGCTGAGCCACGCTCTGTGCCAGGGCAATCTGCGTAGCCTGATCTGGTAACGTGGTCATGATGTTGTCCATGACTCGATTCTCTACACCGCAGATTGCAGTATTGTTATACACACTCAGATCTACACAGAGATTCAAACTTATCTTGATGGCTATCCAGCGCATGCCGGGCAGATCCACTCCATAGCTCAGCACCTTTTCGCCCGTGGGTCTGTAGAAGCCAGGATCTGCAGGATCATACTGCAGTGTTTCATTGAACTCAGTGTTGACTGCATCTCTGACACATTCCAGCAGACGATTAATGTCAAAATGATTGCCCTGACCCTGTAGTCTGCGCAGACGTCGATAGTCCAGCACTGCCACCCAGCTAAGCTGGCCTGGTCCATGATAGGTTACCTGACCAGTACGAATCTGAGGCTCTACTGGTATGCCATTGATCACACTGGGCTGAGCCGCGCTGTTGAAGTCTGGATGCTTGGTGCCATAGGTGAACACCTGGGTACCTGAGTTGGTCATGATCCAGTAGCGGTCCGCACACTCTGGGTTATGATCATCGTTGACAACATGCAGGTATCTTGTGGCTACGTCGTTGACGATGCTGTTGCTGAACTCGCAGACTTTTTGCTGTACTTTGATCATCATGACCTCGATGTTGTGGTCAGTTATTTATCAGTCCAGGTCTGCACTTCATAGGCTTCATAGATATTGTCCCACAGTACCTGCAGCAGACGCTGACCCAGATCCTGCTGGGTTTTTACATCGGGCAGACTGGGCAGCAGATTGCCCATGCTGCGATTCTGTACACCGCAGATTGTGGCATTGTTGTAGACATCAAGATTGGTGTGTAGATTGATGCTGATCTTCACTACTATCCAGCGCATGCGCAGCAGCTGTGTGCCAAAGCTGCAGACCTTTTCTCCGTTGATGCGATACAGACCAGGATCGCCAGGATTGGTGATCAGGTTTTCAGAAAATTCAAGATTAAGAACATTACGCCAGATCTGCATCAACTTGTGTATGTTGAATTCACGGCTACGTGTGTCCTGAAGTCTGAGAATTCTGCGAATATTGATCATCCAACCCCAGCTTAACTGGCCAGCTCCATGATAGGTAATGCCGCCGTTGCGCGACTGTGGTACCACAGGTATGCCGTTGATCTGAGCTGGCATGCTGCCAGCATAGTGCGCTTCATCAGTGCCGCAGGTAAACAACTGCTGATCATCATGAGTCATGATCCAGTAGCGATCCGCGGCCTGGTCGGTTTCGTCGCCGATGCGATCTATGATCTGCAGGCACTCATCATTAAGCGTATTATCGAATACTGCGTGCTTAATTTGAATTGGAATCATAGTCTACAACATGCACCATGTCGAATTTTTTATCGGCGTCCCAGCTGCGTAGATAGTCATTGTCTTCATTGAAGATCTGCAGATATTCAGCCCTGCTGATCTGACGCATACTCAGAATGTTTTCGTCGATGTGCTTCTGACTCATCTCTTCGGCTTCTTCCATGGTAACTGTATCGGCAGCGTGTTCAGCCGACTTGGCTGACACAACATAGCGCATGCGAAATGTGCTGATGGTCTCCACCAGATACAGCGGATGCTCGAAGTCAATGCCTGCATGCTCTGGCTCGACTTTACTAGCCTCATCCTGCACCGAGGGCGGTAAATACACACCCATGCCCTGTACCTCATCGTTCCAGGTTAAAGGCAAATACGTTCCACGTTCACTCATATCAAATCTCCACATATTTAAGTTTAAAGTTATCGGCTCGTTCTTCATAACCATCATAGCCGCGCGGATTGCAGACGATGCGGGTAGTACCAATCATGTAGTCAAAGTCTTCATGAGTATGACCATGAGTCCACAATTTAATCTGACGTCGATCCAGAATAAAATTGTCTAGATTGGTACTGTAGGCACCGTTCATCATCACCTCGTTCTTGTAGCGAGGATGTGTTGATGCCTTGCTGGGTGCATGATGTCCAACCACCACAGTAGGCAGATCAGGATGCAGAGTCAGTACTTCGTCCAGACCCTTTAAAAAGGCTCTGTGATCTTCCACGCTGTCCATGGGACTAAAACTGGCAGCACGCGTTTTAAACGTTGGCTTGTCTGGATTTTCTACATCTTCAAACACCCTATAGTTTACTACACGATTGCTATTTTCAACACAACGAAAGTCGTTCATGCAGTGGGCAATTTCACGCAGAGTTTTTGGATCTTCGTTGTTCATGTCGGTCCAGAGCGTGCCACCATAGAACAACACACCATTGATGATGCGCCATTCTTTATCCAGGAACTGTACATTGTGCAGGTCGCCAAAGGTACCACGAATAATGTTGGCTGACTTGGCATAGTCACCGTGATAGTGTTCATGGTTGCCCATGATCAGCACGACCTGCGGAAAGCGTTCGCTGCAGCGTGTCACAAAGTTTACAAACCGTTCTGCACGAGCCTGTACACGCTCTGTGACTGGGATTATGGCATTGTCCAGATCCGCCAGGTCTTTTGCCACCAGGATATCGCCGCCGAGAATCAGCACATCAGCGCCTTCGTCGTTGTGAAGATCCAGATCGCCAAATTCAAGATGAACATCGCTGGTTACTGCTATTTTCATTTTTAACTCCAGGTTCGATGTCGCTCGGCTATGTGCTCGCGTCCATCATATTCTTCTATGTCCCACTCCACATCGTCAGGAACATTGACTACTTTTAAACTGGCATGCTGACCGTTGGCAGCATTGCCCAGTTCTTCTATGACCTGAACCAGATGAGGATCGTTGCGTTGAACATCACGTTCACTCCAGTAATGATCATCGTCTACCTGATCCTGATACCAGTGCGTCCAGTTAAATCGTTCGTCGGGTCGACTGATTAGATTTATACCAGCCAGTTCAGCGTAGCGTTGTATAGCTGCATCGCTCAGACCAAAACCGCCCCAGTCAACATTGATAACAATCTTCATCATAACTCCAGTATAAGATATTCAGCACACTCTGTCAATCTCGGCCAAACCGATGTTCCAGATGCACGCTGCAGGGAATCCAGATGGCCAACATCAGCATCCACCACAATGTATGATGTGATGCCAGATGTGAAATGGTCATCATGGCAAGCCAATCTGCTATGCTCAGTGACCGGCTAAAAAAGAACTCATTAATCCTTGTCAATATGCTCATGTCCACAGTGCCCTTCGAATTTTGATTAGACGAATCATCATGGCCTCGTCTTCGGCCTCTTGTTCAGTTTCAATCTTATGACACAGATCCAGAGCTTGGCGAGTCTCTTCACGTTCTGCTTCGTTGCGATCCTCCAGATCCAGAAAGTCTTTGCCGTCAGCACGACGTCGGGCACAGATCTCAGACCAGCCGCTGGCATCGTATGGATCGGGCCGGCGCGGTCTTTGATTGACCCACCAGTCATAGAGTTCATAGATCTCTTTGGCACTTTCGGCCTGCAGCGTGGGCTTGCCATAGCGAGGATCGTCGGCACCAATCCAATCTTCATCGTGCACCAGTCCCATCTGCCAGCGCAGATTGTCCAGCCCAGCCGCAGGGCAACGCCAGATTCGTACACGCCACCAGCCCACAGCCCACCAGGGCATGTTATAACGATCTCGCACACTCTGGCCTTCCCAGGCCAGATGCCACCAGGCCAGTTCTACTTCAACAAAGTTTACAAGCTCGTTAAAAAGGCAAGGAAGGAATCGGTACCCAACATCGCACCAAGTGCCTGGTTTAATATCTCTAGGATGAGCAGTAAGGCCATGAGTTCGAGTAACCCAGCGATTATTAATGTAATACTTGATCCCATAGACAGCGTCGATAGGTAGTCGAAGAAATGATTGAACTCTGTCCAGAAGTTCTTCAGCGATCCAGTAACGGACTGGGTGAGATTTTTTAGCCTGTGCATTCCACTCTCTCCATCCTTTAGATGTTTCGGCCTGAGGTTTGTCGGTACCACGCAGCCAGCCAGCAAATTTTGTATTAGACCAATAGTTACGCACACTCTGCTCCTGATTCAGAATAAGTGCCGGTTACGGTTCCGGCGTTGCCGCATTAGTTATGTTGTATAACCTGGCACAACCGCTTGCTCGGTTTACTGACCGAAGGCAGCACTGCCCATGGCAGCATAAGCTGCCGCGACCATCGTGCGGCTAGGGGTACCTAGACGGTAGAAGGTCTTGCCATCGCTACTGCGTGTATTGGCATACACAGCGTGGCCTTCGCTACGCAGCTCGCTGACACGAGCGCGAATGCTGGGCTTGGTAGTACCTACCAAACCAGCTAGTTGTCCGACAGTATAAGCCTGGCCGGACTTCAGGACCTTAAGGATACGCTCACTTTGAGTCATGTATCTATCTCCATACGCCTCTACAAGAAAAAATGACCTGGGCCCGAGGTCCGGCCCAGATCAGTTACTCCCATTGCGGGAATATTTACGCAGCCTTCTGTGCTGCAGCTGTGGCAGCTGGCTTGCTGGTAATCTTGGTCTTCACGACCTTGGCCTTGGCAGGCTTGGGAGCCTTCTTGGCCACGGTTGCCTCCAACACTGCCTTGTAGTCAGCATTGGTGTTGAACTCTTTCAGAGTCAACAGGTATGCAGGCAACTCGTCACGAGTCATGGCATGCGGAAGCTCAACATAGAAGTTGTGCTCATTGCCAGCCTTGACCTGGCGCACCAAAGTGTCTTCGACACTGAGGGTGCTATAACGTACCTTGAAGGTACCTTTGCTGTTCTGGCTAACGCCACCGGTTACAAACTTAGTCATACTTTACTCCTTGTGTGATGTGTGAATAACGATACTACAAACTTCATTATAGAGCCTTTTGAGCCGAATGTCAAGCACTCAATTCACCGTTTAGCACAGCTTCACGCTCTGCCAGTTCGATGCGTGCCTGCAGTTCAGCATCGCGCTCCATTAATTCGATGCTGATCTGATGCTGCAGCGCTTCCAGATCTGCGCTGCTAAAACAATCCAGATGATTACGAATCATCAGTAGATCCATGTACATTTCTTTCATGCGTCCCATTATACTTCCTCCATTATGACACTCATACCAGCTGCTGCTTTCAACAACTGTGCGCGGTATTCTTCACGACGTTTTTTCGGCAACTCTGCAATCAAATCATTCACCATGGTCTGCAGGTAACCACAGGCAAAGTTATAGCTGCCATACTTGTTATAGCTAGCATTGACGAACGCGGTTGCTGCCATGCGAGTTTCATACAGCTCTGCATAAAACTCATCGAAACGATCCTGAGCTGACTTCTTCATATAACCTCCATCATTTAACATACTTCATTATAGCAAAATCGCACCATAATGTCAAGCCTTTTCAGCACCATTAGCATTCTGCTAATATTAGCATTTTAATAACCTTAGATCTCCTGCATTTCCTGTATGCCACGCAGCGTCAGCAGCTTGCCACCGCGGTCTGCAGCTACCTTGAACACGTGCACCATGCCGTCAGCCAGATCAGCCTTGAGGCGTTCGAACAGAGCTTCCACGGTGCTGCCCTGACCTAAAAACTGGTCGGTTTCTTCTTCCCAGGCATACAGGTTGCCCTGAATTTCTTCTACATAGATGTAGACGACATTGATTTCAGGATCTTCCTTCATCGCAGCTCCTTGTTGACCTGGCGTGTGATGTCCTGTACCTTGTGCACGCCCGAGTCGGCCCAGTGTGCCAGACCCGAGAATCCAACTGTGCAGGCCATGATGCCTACTATGACACCTACAATAAAATTGCCCATTACATGCTCCAATAAGATTCGCTGGATGGCGAGCAGAAGTGCGGAGTGTCATAACGCTCGGCAAACTCTTTACCGCCGATCAGGTTTTTCTTGATGACATAGGTTTCGAAGGCCTGGGCTACATAGCCATCGCGGATATAGCGCTTGACAATGGTGTCAATATAATCCTTGGTGCTGGGAGCAAAGTCTATGACATCCACGAACCGCAGACCCTTTTTGTTCTTGCCATAGCGCTCGTCTTTCTTGATGCGAGCGTCTTTCTTATAAACTTCGATGGTATAGGCTGTGAGCTTTGACATTTCGGTTTCCTTTCTCATTTAACGTACCGCCATTATAGCAAAAAAAGCACCGTTTGTCAAGCACTGAAAAACTTCAATGAAATCAATGACTTAGCGTCACGTTTCTTATTGGGAATCACGCGTTGACGGTACTTTGGAGTCAGCAGATCCCGGGCTATGGGATCGCGACGCCTTAGCTTTTTATTAATTATTTTTTTGCTAACCTTCATGTCAACACCTGATTTATAAGTTCTACTATGATTCTGACATCGTCATAGTCCACGTTGAGCTTGGCCGCCATATCAGCAATGCTCCAGTGTCGCTCCAACATCTCTCGGACCGCCATAATTAGATCATGTGATATCTTGGCCATGTTGTTCTCCTTAGTCTAGACGACTTCCTGCATAGGCTTCAAAGCCATACTTCTTGAACACCCTGGCTGCTGCCTCAGCACCTTCTTCCAGGGTGTCGATGTTCTGCACCAACAAGGCACTGGGATTCCAGAGACTAAAGGCCTTGGTGTAGTTCTGACGCAGGCCTGCTGCCTTGAGCTGCTTGCCCAGCTTGCTGTTGCCCCGTACCTTATAGATATCAACCCAGGCAAAGCCGCAGCACATCTGGTCCTGCCCATTGAGTCGTTCTTGAAAGAACTTTATAGCAGCCTGATAGGCAGCTTCACGAGCTTCGGCAACAATGCTGTTGATCTGGTCTTGAGTGTATTCCATGATTACTCCTTAGGCAAATTCATACATAAACTTGGCTGTGGCAGGATCCAGCTCAATGAGCTGACGAGCCGCGGCTGTGAGTTCACGATAACGACGATTGACCTCAGCACGGCTGAGTTCGCCGTCACAGGTCAGATGCTCAGGACTGAGATCTGAGTCAATCATCTGTGCGATGCGCTGACGGTCCTGTGCTGACTGCAGGCTCAGGGTTGATCCTTTGAACAACGCGTTCCAGCGATTCTTCTGCTCCACATACTGTCTCAAGTTTTTCATATCGAATCTCCTTCATCAATGTATCGCCATTATGACATCTTTTTTGGCAGATGTCAAGCCCTGAATGAAATACCCGACCGAAACGATCGGGTATTGTGATTAGTAAAGATAGACAACAAAGCCTACAGCATCTGCTTTAAGGGTAGAAGTAGCAGGCTGACCGTCTCTCTTGATCTTTCTGGGACCTCGATAAAAGATTCTATGAGGAACTTTTCTGCGTTTGAGTTCAAATTTGACCTGACCCAGGTCTGAGATTGGGTGGAAAGTTCTGGAACCGCGGAAAAATGAAACCGACATTTCGTTCTCCTTCATCATTTTGGAAACACCAGTATAGCAAAAAAAGCACCGTTTGTCAAGCCACTGCTAAGTCATTGATTTCATTGAAGTTTTTCTCTGCTCTCCTATGACGATGGGTAACCAAAGATAGGTTTTCTTCAGCAGACGATGACGAACATCACTCCAGTCTTCGCTGTATTTGAAGGCAGCACGATAGAAGTTCCAGCTCCAGAGCCTGCGACGGCGATTGATGTTGCGCAGAACATCATAGGGGTCAGTGTCGGGGTAGTGATGCAGTATTTCCAGGGCTATGTCATGAGCATAGGCTTCAATCTCGTCGAACTCAGCCAGATAGTCCATGTGCTCTTTGTCGGACTTCTCACCAGCCTTGATGTCATAATACAGGGTAGATCCACCGTTCTCTATGGCCTGACGATGACTATACTGACATTTGTGTATGAGTTCGTGCTGCACCACCTGACTTAGCAGAAAACTGAAGCGACGCCAACTCTGGGTTGTGAAGTTGAAGCAGCGATTGCCTTGATTGAAGTGCAGTACAATGTCTATGGGCTGACGTTTCTTGTTGAAGTCATAGGTGCCGCTGCAGATAAAGTCTGGGCGAGTCAGAGTTTCGTCAGGTATGAAGTATACTCTGATGCCAAAGGGTTTGAGCGCAGTCTGTACCAACTCCAGCACCGTTTCCAAAGGAACACTGCCCCGTAGTTCAGAACGCAGGGCAGCAATTCGTCGGTTGATACGCGGTGCCAGATACATACCTTCCCCTTTTTACTATTTATAGTTTAATCGAACTAAAGTCCCTGTTGAGTTTACGATTTACTATGCCCAGATCCTCGGGTTCTTCCTGTCCGCTGTTCACCAGACTGCGCTGGGCTCGAGCCTCGACATCATAGAGCTTCATCTTGGCTCGATCTATGCCTATGACAAACTTGCGATTTGTCGTGGGATCGTTGTAGCGATTCTTCAGCTGCTTGACCATGAGCTGATTCAGACCCTCGAGCTCTTCGGTGCTGATCAGAGCAAACATCAGATCTGCTGTGGCTGGCAGACCAAAGCTTTCTGAGGTGTCGGTAAGCTCTACATCAGTATTGCCATAGCCACTGCGTGTAGTCTGTGTGGCAGTCAGTATGGGCACACTGTATTCCACGGCCAGGCCACGCAGTTCTTCGGCAATGCTCTTTACCAGTGTGTAGCTGTTCACAGCCGCGCTGGCTTTAAGGCGCGAGCTACTGCAGATGTTCAGATAGTCCACCATGATGATGTCAGGATGAAATGTCTGCTTTAGACTCAGTTCATTCAGCAGAGCCTTGAAGTGACCAGCATGAGCACCTGCAGTAGGATACTCCTTGATGATTAACCGACCCTCGGTCTTGTCTTTGATTCTCTGTATGCGATTATCAAACATCTGGCGCGGCAGGTCAGCCAGCTGATCTATGGGTATGTTCATTAGGTTAGCATCAATGCGTTCCGCGATGCGCTCTTCTGCCATCTCCAGAGTAATGTACAGCACATTCTTACCAGCAGCCAGTGCGCTGGCAGCAACATGACACATGAACAAGCTCTTGCCCACACCAGTGCCAGCCAAAGCTACATTTAGAGTCTTGTTGGGTAATCCGCCGTTGGTAATCTTGTTGAACATATCCAGATCAAAGGCCAGACGATGTTCTACTTTATGATAGAAATCAAATCTGCTGGCAGCATCCATGAGATAGTCATGGCCCACACTGTTGTCAAAGCCCACACCCAACGCGGCCTGCAGCAGACTGGGCAGAGCATCAGCATTGGCTTGTTTGTCACGACCATCGATGATTTCAATGCTGCGCAGTATGGCATTATAGATGGCTCGATCCTTGCACCACTTTTCTGTTTCTGCAATGAGCCAGTCTGAGTTTACTGGTTCGGGCGTTAGATTTTTAACTATGTCCGCGGCCTGACGAAATGCTTCTTCTTTGAGGTTGGTCTTCTGCAGAGCAATGTCCAGAGCCTCTATGGTGGGACAGGCATTGTAGTCGTTGATGAACTGCTGCACACAGTTAAAGATGCTGCGCTCGGCGGCATCACCGAAATATTCGGTCTTTAAAAAAGGAAAAACCTGGCGCATGTAGTTCTCGTCATGCACCAGGTGTCTGAGTATGGTGTGTTCTATTTTATTCAATCTTCTTCCCCAGCTCGTAGTATTCAATGATTACACGTACTATTATATCCTTATACTCCTCGGTTGTCAATTCCTCCAGACTCAGATTAGCAGTGTGTATAAAATCATAGTTGAATTCGATCTTTACGCCTTCGTCGTCGGTGGGAATGAAACCAAACTTAGTAGGTCTGAAAACTACACCCTGTAGTGGACCCTCCAGAATTTCTAAATTCCGGTCTCCAAAGTCAGTAATGATTTCGCACCAACTAGGTGCCGACAGCGTCGTATTCGTCTTGGAT